GCAAAGGTCAACAATACTTTCACCGTCACCCAAACCAACAGCAATAAAACTTCCAGGGGCGCCCCACGTAGGGACGCCACCCACAATATCCGTCAGATAAACCTTGGCAGATTGACCTTTTCCTTGGGCCACCCACAGGCGGTCTTTGTTAACCGCAATGCAAGTACCTTTAGGCATATTTGCGACGGCAACAAAGCTGCCAGCAGGCGTCCATGTTCCACCGGGGTTTCCAGACGACATAGGCGCAACTAAATGCAAAGCGTCACGATACTGCAAGCACGCTGTCGCAGCAAAGGTGTTAGTAAGAACAGTCCACACGCCAGACGACAGATAGTAGGTCGTGTTAACTCTATCTGTGCCGATTAGATAGGTGTTTCCGGCTGAATCAATAAAGTAGCCGAGAAGTTTGAGCGCCTTACCGTTAGCCAACGAAATAGTAGTCTTACGAATCGGGGGCCTACTAACTAAAGAGCCGTCCTGGTCTAACTCAAAATTGTCACACTGAAATAACTCAGTGTCCCCAATTGAGGTTTGATCAGAAAGAGTATTGAGGCCCGCAATAAACGGCCCAATATTGATCTCTTCGTACGCGGCCATTAGTAGTCCACAAAGGTAAGTTTCGGATAAAACGCTACAGACGTAGTGTTATCTTCTTCGACTGTCCGACCGAGGCGATCGTTAAAAGCCTGCATCGCAGTCTTAGAACTTTCGAACTCTTCGTCTAATTCATAAGCCTTCGCCATCACAAATTGCACGATTGGCTCAAAATACTTGTCAGGCAGGTTCAGTAAATCCGCTGTGCCAGTAATATCGGCAGGGTCCTTGAAATAGAAGATATCAATAGACCATGCGGTGTCCGGAGTCGGCCATAAATACAGTTGATTGGCGAATTTGTACCAATAACGAGGACGACCTGTGGACGTGTGTTGAGGATCTTCTTTTTGAAGCCTTAATTCTGCCTCTTGGAACTCAATACTTTGAATCGGATTCCCGTCAACGCGCAAAGAGATAATCTTCGTTGCCGTTTCGACAGGAAGAGGGTAAGTATAGGTTCCAGGAACCAGCACGGAACTAGAAATAGCCTGAATCGGGTCCGCGAGGAAGGCAATTTCGGCCTGAGCCTGGTTGATCCATCGAATAATATCAGAGTCAGTAATTTGCACGCCGGATTCGTCGCCAAATTGGCGCTTAACCCACGTAGCAACATCACTAACTCGCTTAGTTGCAACGCCAGTTGTCATAAGTTATACACCCGTCCGCTTTTTGCCTTGTAGCGGTGTTTCCTGGTGCTCGCCATAGACTTTACCACGTCCTTACGTTCCTCAGCAGCCTCAATTTCCTTCTTCATACGAATAAGATTTTCGGCTGCTTCCGCGCGTTCGAGACGTGTAACGATATTCTCATTACGCATGTTAAATAACTGCCCGAGAACCTTACCGGGGTCGTTAATTTCCGTCTCGGTCATGTGCATAATGAAATAGGAAGGCTCAAACTGTGCAGGCGAATGGAAATAGGCAATGGCATAAGGCTTAACATCACCAGCCTGACGCTGACGCTCAGGAATAAAGGTAAGACGTAAGTGCTCATCGAAATCAGCAAGCACTTCCGCTAATCGACGAGCGTTTTCGTTAAGAAAACCATACGTCTCGTCAAAAACCCAAGCGGGCTTTTCATATGTCATGGCGTCCACACCCACGTTACACTCATGTTGCCAGCGAAAAACTTCTTCCTCGCGGCACCTAATCCACCAGTAGTATCAATACCGAGAGAAGCGTAATACTTCTTCTCTAAATCATTGACCGACAAACTTACGCCGGAAACTGCTAAGCGGTCACAGTAAAATTTCTTCTCTGCGGCCTGAACAGAACCGTTCGTTAAGCCTGTCTCGGCACGAAAAGCCCTAAGACGAACATCGTTAACGCTAAAAGGCTTTGGGTCGGCGAGTCCAATCGGCGCGGCCCAAAAAGCACGCTCATTTGCAGCCATCATTACTCCAAACGCACTAAAGGGGCCGGGCTTTGCCCGACCCCTTTAGTGTATCAGAGAAGATTACTCTTCAATGATGTTAGTGATTTGGCCGAACGAGTTGCGACGGTCGATACCTAACTGCGAGTATTGAACCATCATCGCTTGGTAGGCGTCGTAACCGATGACTCGCTGCCACTTGCTACCATCCATATCCATGAAGCCCCAATCGGACTCACGGTAATACTTCAGGCTGTCCTCATTAATGAAAGAAGCCTGGCTCGGCGTAGCCATGTAATCTCCAAAGATCGGGATTTCACCGCTGTCCGTAACAAACGACAGGCCGCTGAAACCACCAGTGAACTCAGTCTTATTAACGTATTGACGCTGGTTTTGGAGAAGGTTAGCGTACGCACGGCGAACACCGAGAGACGTAGCAATAACCGTCGTCTTACCGCCCTGGGCGTGAATGTCGTCCACCATCTTGGTAAGCATACCCTCAGAGATAGCAGTAGGCGTACCGCCGTTGGTGTTAATAACCGACTTCCACACCGGAACGGTGTTCGGGTCAACGTTGTAAAGAGTACCGCTGTTCGCGATAATCTTTGTCAGACCAATCCACTCGTTGTTCAGGTTACCCGTACGAACGAAGAAGTCGCCAACAACCGTAGGACCAATGTTAGCGCCACTGACAGTAACAGTCTTGTTCACAGTGTCGATTGCCGTAATAGTGCGGCCAGCCTGAGAAACAGTACCCGCTGCTAAGCAGTAGTCAACAATTTCGTCGAGTTGGAATAACTCGGGGCGGTCAACCGGAATCGTGGTCGAGGTAACGACAGAGGTAACTTTACCAATCGTACCTTTGCCGTCACCCCAAACCTGACGGTTAAGGTCAACTTTAAGGTCGGTCCGAAGGCCATTAAGTTCCAGTTCCATCGCAGAAGCGAAAGCCTGGTAGTTCTTGTCGATCAGGCTAATGGCCTGGCCCGTTAATTGCACGCCACCATAAAGGTAAGCGAGAGAAACACGGGCGGCCGCAGTACCTTGCTGACCGGGAGTAGGTAATTGGCCCATTTCAGCACGGGCACCAATACCGGAGTTACGCTTCGTGTGAATCGGGAAAGTAACATAACGACCGCCGACTTCGTTGGACGTACCGCGCGAAGTCTTTTCCACCCGAGAAAGAAGCGGAGTGTCGTTATTTAACTGTTCCCGAAGAGGCTCTTCGTAAACTTCCTTGGTAATGGCGTCGAGGGTTGCCAGGGTAGCACCCATTATGACTCCTATTGTTGTCTAAAGCGACGAGCGATTTCTTCTCCCGCAGCCATCCGACCGTCCGCAGTTTTTAATGCGTCAGGATTAGGAGTGGCCCCAGGGAATCCACCACCACTAGGGACGATTCTTGCAGCAGGCTGCCGCGCTTGCATAACTTGCGCTTGGACTCGCTGCCAATCTTGAAATGCTTCCAAAATTCCGACAGGACGATGCTGGGCATCTGTTAAAGAACTGGCCCGGTTGAGTAATTCAAGTCGAAGCCAATCCGGAACATTGCCGATTGCCTGCCCAAGTCGGTCAAACTCAGCATTAATACCCTGCTCAAGTTCCACGGCCTTCTGATTAAACGCCGCTTCACGCTGGGCTTCGATTTGCTGATTTTGCCAATTCTGGATAAATTCTTGCTGCTGCCGCTGCATTTCAGTGATACGGGGATCTTCAACAAGTTCTTCCGGTTGTTGCTGCTGCTGAACTTCCGCAGGAAGCATACCGTTCTGTCGAAGCATTTCGGTCAGTTGGTTATAAATCTCAAGTGGCCGAGTGTTAATCCCGTGAAGAATCCGATAACCTGCTGCCAGATCGTCGGGATTCATTCGGTTGTCAATGAATTGCTGATAGCCAGCATAAGGCTTAATTGCCTCTTGCTTTGCGGCGTCAACTTGCTGCCGGAAATTCTGATCCCACTTCTGGAAGTGACCAGTCAGGCCATTTCGAAACTCAGCGGGAACAGAGTTTAAAGCATCATTCCAAGCAGGGTTTCCACCACTCGGTTGCTGATTACCAGTGTCCTGAGGCTCCCCAATTTGAGCGTCAAGATTCAGACCACCATCAAAATCAGCAGCGCCAGTATCGACAGACATAATTCCTTTTTCCGCTGTACCCTTTAACGGCCCTGGCTAGTGTTCGCTCGCTGTAACCGTGCGTCCCTGGCAAGCACTTAACTGGAGTATAGCAGAGATTAAAGCCCGTTCTTCTTCTTGAGAGCGTGAACCATGTCGTTACGAGTCATAACGTCTAATTGAGCGTTAGTGTACCCGGCGGTAACTAAGGCCGCACGCATGGTTGCAGTATTCTGGAATTTCGCAGCATTAGCCGCGGAAATACCAGTCGCGTTAGTAGTAGTAATAGGAAGATCATAACCGGCTAAAGACCCGGCCTTACGATCATTACCCGACGACGCCACCTTGGTCACCACCCATATCTGCTGTGGATTGTTGACTACTATCAATTCCAGGAGCAGAACCATCAGTCATTTGCCCTGACGGACGACCTGTATTCGGGTCAATAACTCCTGAAACACCAGGCACACTTCCATCAGTCGGGAATTGCGCCATGGCTTGCTGCAACATCTTTTGTTGCTTCATTTGTTCGTGCATATTCACATGCTTCTCAAACTCGGCCTGAACAGCAGGGTCGAGATACTGATAAGCCTGCGACTTACGATAAATATTGTGCGTATCAATGTGGATATCGTGGTTATCCCAATCATTGACAGGAATAAGCGGAGGAACAGCAAGAGGCTGTTGCGTCTGTTGATCTGTCGTCATGGGGTTACCAGGAATTTGTTGCTGTTGCTGCCACTGTTGCTGGTGTGCCTGAATGATCGTAGGATCAATCATCTTCATCTTGATGTTTTCACGTTGCGCTTGCCGCTTGTCAATCTTTAATTGATCGACAAGTTTCGTGGAACCACCAATTTCCAGCAACTCAAGACCTTGGTCCGGCGGAATAAACTGAGCCGTCATCAGGTCCATAATAAACTGTTGGCGAGCAGCCTTAGATGTGGGTAAAGAAGAACCAGGCTCGATACGGATGTCCGTACCGTTCTCGATATCCGCCCCCATCAAGAGCATTGTATCAAATTGACTATCGCTTCCGGCAACCTTCACCAGCCGCTTAACATCCCAAAATTGCACACAAAGTTCGAGAGTCTGCCGGGCAACCTTTTCGACAGCCTGCTCAAAAGACTGGAATGTCGGAGTTAAATAGACATCATCTTGCTCTTGCAGATATGAAATTGCGGTAGCCGCAGTAACTCCGGGAGGGGCTTGCCCCTTAGAAACTTCGTGCTGACCACTAATATCTTCAAGGTCTGCCTGAATAGATTGACCCTCTTCCATGATATATTGAGGCATCTGAGAAAGAGGGAGCGGAGTCGGGGCCTGGAAACCTGGTTTATACTCAACCACTAAACCAGTCTCGTTAGACCACCGGGCAGCGTTGACAGAACCCTTTTGGGCTGCAAATTGCGGGTGACCCATGCGCCTGCGCGCTTGATTCATATGCGTGCGCCACGAGTTGTAATCCTCATTCAGTTGGTTCGTGTCGTCAAGAGTAGATCGACGATAGAACTTGCCAGTGAGAATGTGACCCATGTGGGCAAATGGAAACTCGCCATGCTGATACGGCCAGTCATTCGAAAAATCGACAAGGTACTTATCAACAATGACGAGACGCCCGCCGCCCTTTAAATACTTGCACGAGCCTGGCTTAATCCAGAACTCGTAAACTAAACACGAGTCAGGCTGAGTTTTCGTTGAGGCCGACATATTAAGGTAGGTCTCTTCAAGAACTTCGCTAGCCGCATTCGTGTTGGCTTGCAGGTCGATACCATCAAGTTCATTAGAGTAAAACATTTGAAGCCAGTCCAGCGGCTTCGTGTAATAATTAATGACGTACCCTTGACGCTCTAAATCTTCTTCACGAAGATCCGGAACGAGGAAGTTAAACGGAGAAACCGACTCCCACACAACATCGCCCTCGATATTAGCATCGCGGTCGATCATTGTCTCGTCCCAATATGTCTTAACAATACCGTTTCCTGTGATGGAATTCCAAAAAGCGGCCTTGGTAAGCGTAGCAATTAATTTCCGGCGAGTAGTAATGGATTCCCACACTTGCTCACCGGCCATAGCAGCGAACATATCCTCATCGTCTGACGACGCGGGAATAACGCTAGCCGATGGCTTTTGAGACATTAACTTAGAAATCTCGGTACGAACAATAGGTGCGGTCAGGTTAACAGTACGCCGATCCTGATTAGGGTTAGTCGGACGCTCCATTAACTGACCGGCCATCGTGCCGTGCTTTACGACTTGGAGGTATTGCTTGCCGTTATACATGGCAAGGTTTTTCTTCCACTGTCGCTCTTCAATTTCGCGGGCAGACTTTAATTGACGGTAAGTCTTGAGCGCCCAGTCGACTAATTGCTTACCCTCGTCAGAGTCCCGAAATTTCTTCAGAACTTTGAGGGCTTCCTTCTTTTGCTGTGCTCGAATAGCAGCAGCAAGAGTAGCAGGGTCCATTAATTGAACGTCAGATACCGAAGGTGTCATGCTCGAATCGGACACGCTCATTGTCAGTTAAAACCTCCCCTCGCATGTGCTTGTCATAAATTCTTTGGTACTCAGCCTCGTCTAAAGGCTGTAATTCCTCTTCAGGCTTTTCAGGCTCAGAAACCAAGGTTGGGGTCGTTGCCATCAACGCTTGATAAGTCAATGCGTCCTGACTTGCTATCAGATTTGCTTGCTGACTTAGCAAACTTGCCATTGCCAGCATTGACTTTGCCTGGTCCTGGCTCGCCTGAATCATCACCTGGTTTTGGCTCTCCTGCATTTCTTTCGCTCGGCTCAGGAATTGTAACAGAAACCACACTAACAGGAGAATAATCAGAGCCAAGATGATTACCGCTGCCATGAAGTACAGTGAGTCGGTCATCGAGGTACTCTTTCATAATCATAAAAGCGTGTTCGACAGCGGCAGCCTCGGCTCGCTCGTCAAAAACCTCAACGATAACTGGCTCAGGCCCAGGAAGTTCTAACCGCCCATACATTTCAACCAGGCAGTTCTTGCAAATAATGATTGCGCCCTCATAGGGAACGTTTAACATCGTATCGACGTAAGGACCATTTGCGCTACGGCAAACAAAGCAATGTCCAGGACGCCTCGTGGCATTCTGGATAAGCCTAAACCTTCCGACGTACGGTTCAGTAGTCTGAGCAGACATTAGAAGTTAAGACCACCATCGTTGGGCTCAGGAATAACCGGCTCAACTTCAGGAACCTCAGGCTGAGCCTCATAAACAACCTCTTCGACCTCATAAAGCACCGGGGCCGTAATCTCACCTGCCGTAATATTCTCACCAGTCTTGACATAGTGCCGACGAATAAACTCAGTTTCAGGAATAGCCTCGACACCGGCGCCTGTCGCCTCGTACTGAACTTGGTCTAAATACGGGCCAGCAGCCTGGTCACGATTAACGTCATTCGCGTTGTAAAACTTCATGACACTCAACTCCAAGTTTCTAGTGTTGTCCACTGGATTTCGTCTTTGTTGAGCGCATTCTCGTGCGCTCGGACAAGGGCTTCATCGTAGCGTTGATACCCAGTATACTGCCCGGGTTTTGGTAACTCGGGTTTCGGCATATCAGGTTTTAAGTCCGGGAGGAAGGTAGCAAAGTATTTTGCCGAGTCGAAAGCGTGGTCATCCTTCTTCTGAACGTTTTCCTGACGGTTACGACGGAACTCAACTTTGCGAGATTCAAACTTTTGCCACTGTAAGTTTGTTAATTCACGAATAAAGTTCACACAGTTCTCAGTAATCGTCCAGGCTGGAACACCTTCGATAGGACGGAAATACTGAGTCATCTTGGCAATGCCAATGCCAGGATCTTTAGGCACAGAGTCGGTATAGATATACAGACCATTTGCTGCGTACTCTTGCAAAATACTGGTACCTGTAATGGCAGAGTGTTGTCCCATTGCAGGATCACCAGTACGAATTTCAATATTTAAGTCGTACTGCTTTTCAAAGGCTTTGACAACATCAGAGTGTTCCTTGATCGTCATTTCTCGCGCGTAGTGTTCATGGAAGGTAACAACGCGACCGTCAGGGAACACAGCGTGCCAAAGCCAAGCAGTAGGGTTATTCCACCCATGATCTGTAGAAGTGTAGATATTACAATAGCGAAAAAAATCGCCAGGATTGTCAACAATAGGAATGACATGGCTGCTCCGGGAAAAGTCTTTGAAAACCTTGCCACCGGCGGCGACAAAGGTGCCTTTCGAGCGGGCAATACGTTCTTCCTCGTCTAGCGTAGAAAAATATCGAACGAGCGCGTCCGAACTAAGGTGAGGGTTCTCATTTGATCCCACCTCGATAACGGTGGTGTCACGAGACTTTGAGGAGAAAACCTCACCAATGTCTTGCGTTTTCTCAATAAGAACTTCACTGTCGTTTGCTTCTTTTGTTGGCTCATAAATATCCTCGTAAACCCATGTCATACCGTTGACAGGGGTCATGGTAAGAAAAATCTTACCCTTAGTGTCAATAACACGAGCCGCGCACTCATTATAGATGTGCTTCGGTGGTTCTTCGTCAAAGTGAATTAAGTGCTTCGACGCACCAGCAAACTTGTCAAGTTCCTGCTCATAAGACATGAACTGAATCTGCGAGCCATTCTCAAACGACAGGACACGCAGAGTTTCACTCCATGCCTTATCCCAGGAGCCACCCTTTAAATCTTCTTTGTTAGTGAGTTCTTTAAACTTCGGAAACATGATATCGTTGAATCCACGAGGAAAGTCAACGACAACAACACGGATATATACAGGCGGCTCGGGCGTTTCGATATAGGGATGGGTATTTGTCGCCCACCACAAATCTTCCATAACACCGCCATGAGTTTTACCTGCCCGGTTTCCTCCGATGTAAAGCCGAATATAATTATCCGACCTATGAAAGATTTCTTGCTTATCGGTTGGCTTGTACCCAGCCATGCCGGGATTCTTCGCACGCGCGGAAAGCCCCTCACTCAAAGAGCGAAGGGCTTCCGCAAGGTCGATCTTTTTCTCAGGCATTATGTCGTCGAGTCTTTTGCGCCTAGTCTGACAAGGGCTTGAATAATACTGGCAACAGCAGCGTTTCCGCCTTTGCTACCCGTTAGTATGAACCCGTCGAGAAGAAGAACACTATCAGCACCATTATGACTATGATTACCTGGACTAGCCGAATTAGGCGCAGGTCCAAGTCGGTGGTGAATATCTTCCGGACGTGTATCGACAGGTGCGTTGTGATGAAAATCTTCCACAACGTTAGCAGGCGGGCGAGGGTCCTGCTCTTTAACTCCTGGTTGAGTATCTTTTCGCTCATAACCGGCCTGCTTCTTTGCATCAATTTGCTGCTGCGTTGGCTGCCCATATTGAACAGCCATGATTAGAACTGATCCGCGTTGAGGGCTCGCTGCATACGTTGAACAGTAATGCTCACAGGTGAGATAACTCCGTCAGCAGGAATACCGTAACGACCCTCTAAGTGGTTTACAAAATCGGGACCAATGAGGCCATCTTGCTTAATGCCCATCTTACCCTGCATTGCACGAACTAGAGTGCTGCCAATGCCAGACGTGTCAAACTGGCAAGCCAGAATATTGCTGTTAGCACTTTGACGCCACTGGTGAGAGATAACGCCGTCCTGCGGAGTACCAAACTTTTGCTGAAGACGCTTAGTGGTCATAGCACCCCAAATACCGTCTTCCGTTAACTTAAAGAACGGCGGAATAGGCGGAACAACGAGGCCACCAGCAAGAGTGTTTAACTTACCGAGGTCATAAACACCGGGGCATTGTGTAGCCATCCAGTGAGAGTGTCCGTATAACGGAAGGTTGCCGTACTTAATGCGGTCTTCGTGAATTTGATTGGCAATCTCCGCGTAATCTTCTTCACTGGCACGAGGATTACATTCGTAACCAAGAGTGGTGGCATTACCAGTACCACTACCAGCGTGCCACGCAGCATTAACGTCATCCACTAATCGCTCAACTCGACCAGCCTCGATAACTTTATGCGCGGAAGCGTATCGAGTCGGGGAAACTAAAGTCTGGCACACACCGTCAAATATGTAACCAGCCTTAGGGTCACCCCACCAGTGAATAGTAATACCCTTAATCACACGCGGCTGCCCATACTTCTGTAAGCATTGCTGGGGCGTGTAAAAGTTCGGAGAAGTATAGTCAGTCATTACTTAATCCTCTCAGCCTCAAAGAACTATGACAAAACACTACACTTGGGCTTCAAATCGAATACCTCGTAGCGATAAACTAGAGTTTGATCCTGTTGTGCCAAATGTAGCGACTCGTACAACACCATCGGCTACCGCTGAGTCAGAATTAATAGCGACAATGGCCATACCACTGGCCGACGCCACTACGAATGTTGCAACTTTGCTCGGACGATATCCAGCCGGCAGAGTGAAGACACCTCCGGTCGCACCCGCCTTTATCATTCCGCGCAACTCAACGTAGCCGTTTAGCTTACGATACCCCGAAGGTTCATAGTTGCCACCATAGTCAACCCAGGCGTTAGTAAGTGCAGGAGCAATCCACCCGGTATCGTCGCCACCAAGGGGTACCCACTTCACACCATCGTAATAAAGAACACGACTAGTGTCTGTTTCCCAAATTACCATCCCGGTCCATAAATTAGCACCTGTCGGACGTGAAGCAGACGTACAAACAAAAGGCCCCATACCATAAGAGTCCAGACGATCCATGTTGCCATTAAGAACAGCGACATCCTGATTTTCGCCATCGACAGGCTTCACTAAGCCTTTTGGCGTTACACCGGCCATTTAAAACCCCAAACTATTAGACGGGGCGACAGTAATCACTCGTCGGTTCATATCGACCTGCTCGGCAAGTTCTCGCAGTTCCTTAGAGACTGCCCGCATGACTTCTGGCTTATCAATCAGGTGCCGAGTCACAATCTCGTGCGTCTTATTGATAAACACCATAATGTCAAGACTGGCCTGCTGTTGTTCAGAGTAGCGACCACTAATCGCCAAGTTCATCTGAATTGCGCGCATGTCGCCTTCACCGACGCGCTGGTTCAATGCTACCAGGGCTAAACTACTATTTGCTGTTTGTTCCTCAGCAATTTGGTCCCAGCGTCGCTTAAATGCCGGGTTCTTAAGCCACGTCTCAAAGATCGCGTGACTAATACCTGCTGCCTTGAGTTTCTGCGCCCAATTCTTGTTGCTGCCAATGTCCGTAAGAATCATCAGCG